GTCATTCACGCATGATCGGCGGTTCGAGATCGGCGAAAACAGGAGCAAAAACGTATGCGAGGACGGAAACCGCAATCAGCCGAGGAGAAGCGACGCGCGGGCAACCCCTCGCGGCGGCCGATCAACGAGCGCGAACCGCACTATCAGACGATCGACCCGGCGACGCCCGACGAACTCACGGATCCGATCGCGCGGGCCGAGTGGGATCGCCTCGTGCCGACGTTGCAACACGTCACGACGGCCGATCGGTCGACGGTCCTCGCGTACTGTTTGAAGTACGCGCAATGGGTGAACCTTGAGGCGGCCGCCGCGTCGGGGGAGTTTCTCGTCAAAGGCGCGCACGGCGGCAAGGTCGCGAACCCGTTGATCGCCATGGCAAACAAGGCGTACGCGTTGTTTCTGCGGGCGGCCGTCGAACTCGGGTTGTCCCCGTCGCAACGGCCGCGCGTGTCGACGGTCGGGCCGGTCGAGGCCGCCGTCGACGAGTTTACCGAGTTTCAACGCGCCCGGCCGCCCCGGGTCGCCCGCGTGAAATGATCCACCGTGTGCACGCGTATGCCCGCGACGTGTTGCGCGGCCGGATTGTCGTGGGGCCGCTCGTCGCCCTCGCGTGCGAGCGTCACGAGCGCGACCGCGTCGAGGGGCCGCGCAAGGGGTTCACGTTCGATCCCCTCGCCGCGAACCACGTGATCGACTTTATCGAGAAATGGTGTCGGTTGCCCGACACGGCCGACGCATACGGCGACCCGCGCGCGTTTCGACTTGAGGCGTGGCAAGCGTTCATTATCGGATCGTTGTTCGGGTGGATCCTCCGCAGCGGGCACCGACGATTCCGCAACGCGTACATCGAAGTCGGCAAGGGGAACGGGAAAACCCCGATGCTCGCGGCGATCGGGTTGTACGGGTTGACCATGGACGGGCAAATCGCGCCGCAGATTTACGCGGCCGCCGCCGATCGCGATCAAGCGATGGTGATGTACCGCGACGCCGTCCGCATGGTCGACGCCTCGCCCGCGTTGTCGAAACGGATCGTCAAATCGGGGATCCAATCGGTCCACAACATGTCGTACGGCCTCGGGTTTTTCCGGCCGTTCTCGCGCGAGCAATCCGCGAAGTCGGGCACGCGGCCGCATATGGGGTTGATCGACGAGTTGCACGAACACCCGAACCCCGACACCGTGAACAAGATCCGCGCGGGCGCGAAAGGGAACCTCGACGCGTTGTTTCCTGAGATCACGAATTCCGGCAGCGATCGCACGTCGATCTGTTTTCAACACCATGAGCACAGTCGGCACGTGCTCGACGGGACCGTCGAGGACGAGCGATGGTTCGCGTACGTGTGCGCGCTCGGGCCCGGCGACGATCCGTTGCTCGACCCCGCGTGTCACATCAAAGCGAACCCGAACCTCGGCGTCTCGATTCAACCCGAGTACCTCGCCGATCAAGTGTCGGCGGCGCGCAATATCCCGGGCGAAACGAACACCGTGTTACGCCTCAATTTTTGCGTGTGGACGCAACAACACACGCGCGCGATCGACATGACCGCATGGCGCGAGTGCGCGCCGCCGCCGCCCGACGCGGATCTCGTCGGCGTCCCCTGTTACGGCGGCCTCGACCTCGGGTTGTCGGACGACTTCACGGCATGGGTCCGTATTTGGACGCTCGACGACGGCCGCGTCGTCGTGAAGTGTCGATTCTGGTTGCCCGAGGCGGCGCTCGTGAAATATCCCCATCGACCATACGCGCAGTGGAAACGGCGCGGGTTGCTGACGATTACCGAGGGGTTGACCACGGATTACGCGACGGTCGAGGCGACGGTAAGCGCGGATTGTCACGGGGACGGGATCCGGTCGGTCGCCTATGACAAGCGGTTTGCCGAGCAACTCGCGCAACGCCTGATCGGCGAGGGGATCGACATGATCGATCAACCGCAGGGGTTCCAATTGACCGAGGCGATCCGTCGGAAAGGCGAACTCGTCGCGGCGCGCGTGCTCTGTCACGGCGACGACGAGATCCTCGCGTGGATGGCGGCGAACTATGTGATCCGCCATGGCCTGCGCGGCGACACGCGGCCCGACAAGGACAAGGCCGCCGACAAGATCGACGGGCAAGTCGCGCTCGATATGGCCCTCGCGATCTGGATTCGGCAACCGAACGCCCCGCCGCCCGCGTATCAAGTCATGGTATTCGGGGGGCACCCATGAGCGAGAAACGTAAACCGGGTCGGCCGCCGCTCGACGCCGCCGATCGATCCGTCGGGATCTCGATCAAACTCCCGGCGAAGGCATTGGAGACGGCCGCAACCCTCGCGCGGGCCGAGCGGATCACCTTGCCCGAGTGGATTCGCCGCACCTTACGCAACGCGTCGGAGCGCGGGCCCAAGTAATTTAGTCCTTTTAAATAGGTACGACGCGCGCGCGCGTGCACTCTATTCGGTCAAATGCTCGATCGCGCGTACGCCGTGTTGCACATCAAAGCGATCGACGCCGATCAACGGACGATCGCCGGGATCGCCTCGACCCCCGAGCCCGATCGGATGGGCGATATCGTCGAACCCCTCGGGATCCGTTTTAAAAACCCCCTCCCGCTGTTGCTGTACCACGACGCGAAAAAACCCGTGGGGCGCGTCACGTTTCAGACGCCGACGGCCGACGGCCTCGCGTTTATGGCGTCGCTCCCGATCGTCGACGAACCGGGCACCCTGCGCGATCGCGTCGACGAGGCATGGCAGAGCATCAAGGCGGGCCTGCTCGCGGGCGTCTCGATCGGGTTCCGTCCGACCGTGTCGCCCGAATTCAACAAGGCGACGGGCGGGTTTCGGATCACCCAATCGGAGATCCTCGAACTCTCGCTCGTGACGATTCCCGCGAACGCGGGCGCGTCGATTTCGTCGATCAAGTCGCTCGATCTGGCCGCGTCGGGCCGTCACCCGTCCCGCGATCGGGGCCCCCTCCCAATCGTGCGCGTCGACAAGGACGCGCGACCCATGGAACAGAAAACGATCAACGAACAGATCGGCAGTTACGAGAACACGCGCGCCGCGAAACATGCGCGCATGACCGCGATCATGGATACGTCGGCGACGACGGGCGCGACGCTCGACGAGAAGGAAACCGAGGAGTACGACGGCCTCGTCGCCGAGATCAAAGCGATCGACGCGCACCTCGTGCGGTTGCACGCGCTCGAATCGACGACGGTTGCCAAGGCGACGCCCGTCGTGATCACGCCGACGCACGTCGCCGCCAGCGACGCGCGCGGCGGGATCCCCGTGATCCAAGTCCGATCGCTCCTCCCGAAAGGGACCGGGTTCGTGCGCTTTGTGCAGGGGCTCGCGGCCTGTAAGGGCGACCTCATGCAGGCCGAGCAATACGCGAAACGATGGGACGACTCGACGCCCGAGGTTGGCCTCGTGTTTAAGGCGGCCGTCGCGGCGGGCACGACAACCGACGCCACGTGGGCCGGGCCCCTCGCGCCGCTCATGCCGTTGACGAGCGAGTTTCTCGAACTGTTGCGCCCGGCGACGATTCTCGGCAAGGTGTCCGGGTTCCGGCAAGTCCCGTTCAACGTGACGATCGCCTCGCAGACGGGCGGCGGGACGTACCAGTGGGTCGGGCAAGGCGCGCCGAAACCCGTCGGGAAACTGCAATTTGGATCGGTGTCGCTCACGATCACGAAATGCGCGGGGATCGTCGTGATCACGCTCGAACTGGCGCGCACGTCGACGCCGTCGGCCGAGGCCGTGATCCGGCAGGACATGATCAACGGCATCGCGGCGTTTCTCGACGTCGAGTTTACGGACCCGAGCAAGGCCCCCGTTGCGGGCGTCTCGCCCGGGTCGGTGACGAACGGCGTGACCCCGATCACGACGGCGGGGACGACACCCGCCAACGAGCGGACCGACATACAGGCCATGGCAAACGCCATGGTTGCCGCCAATATCCCGATCGGCGGGGCCGTGTTGCTCATGTCGTCGACGAACGCGCTCGCCCTCTCGAACGCCCTTAACGCCCTCGGGCAACCGTTGTTCCCGAGTATGGGCCTCGACGGCGGGACCGTGATGGGCGGGATCCGCGTGATCACGAGTCAAGTGATGGGAACGACGGTCGCCCTCGTGCAACCCGACGCGATTCTCTACGCGGACGACGGCGGCGTGACGATCGACGTCTCGCAAGAGGCGTCCGTGCAAATGGATTCGGCCCCCGACAATCCCGCGCTCGCGACAACCGTCCTCACGTCACTGTGGCAGAACAACCTCGTCGGCCTGCGGGCCGAGCGGTTCATTAACTGGAAAAAAGCGAGGGCCGGGTGTGTCCAGTACACCGTAGCGACGTACACGACGTAATCACGGCCGACGACCCGGCCCGGATGATCGTCCACCGGGCCGGGTATTTCAACGGGACGTACGCGCGGCCCGGGGACGTGATCGACGTCCCCGCGTCGCTCGTTGACACCCTCACACAAGATCGATTCGCCGCCGTCGTGCAGGCCGAC